GACGCGATCACCTTCGCCACCGCTGACCTGCTGCTGCCGCAAGGCGTTGACATGGCTTCGCGGGCCGTTCACAACGGCATCAGCCTGCGTGTTGTGCGTCAGTACGACATCAACAACGACCGTATGCCCTGCCGGATCGACGTGCTGTACGGCTACAGCACCATCCGTCCGCAGATGGCCTGCCGTCTCTGGGGCTGACCTTTTTAGGGGCTTCGGCCCCTTCTCCATACACTGAAAGGAATCATCATGGCTCTCCCTAATGGTGCTGGCGGTTATCAAGTTGGTGCAGGCAATCGTGCCGAAACCACCATGTCCTACGGCTCTGCCCCGCAGACCGCGACTTCGACCGCAACTCTGACTGCTGCTCAACTGGTCGGCGGTATGTTGTACGCCAACCCGTCGACCTCGGCGGCCACTTACACCCTGCCGGCTGCTTCTACGCTGGACACCGCGCTGCCCAACGCCACCGTTGGCAGCACGTTTGATCTGTCGATCATCAACATCGGCACTTCGTCTGGCACGGTCACTCTTGCGATGGGCTCTGGCACCGGCTTCACCGACGGCGGCAACGCTGCGGTTGCTGTGGCTACGACCTCCAGCGCGATGTTCCGTTTCCGTAAGACTGCTGACGGTGCATACACGGTCTACAAGGTGGCCTAATCATGCCTAATACCAAAGCTGTAGGGGTCGCGTATAGCGATCCGGAATTTGAAAGCGTCACAGTCTCGGGCGCTGTTGCGGCCGCGTCGGTGTCGGCAACGGGCAACCTGACTGCTGACAGCGGGACTGCACCTACGGCTGGCGGTATGCTGGCGGTGCAGATCTCGTCTACGGCGGGTCTTGGAATCTATGTCGGCTCGGGTGCCCCCACCATCTCGGCTGCTCAAGGTTCCTTGTACATTCGTACTGATGGCTCCTCGACTTCGACTCGTCTGTATGTGAATACAAACGGCTCGACGACCTGGACCAACGTTACCACCGCTGCGTAACGGGCAGGGGCTTCGGCCCCTGTTTTCCTATGCCAATGATCTACATGCGTCACCCGACCCACGGCGTCAAGATTGCGTCTCTTGAAGCTGAAGCGGAATATGATGAAACTCACGGGTGGGAACGGTATACTCCGGGTGAAGAGCTTGCACCGGCGGTGAACGAACTGCGCCGGCGCGGGCGTCCGCGAAAGGAACCGGAATATGGCCACGACGGCGGGTGATCAGATTAACCGGGCGCTTCGGCTGCTCGGTGTTTTGGCAGAGGGCGAAGCGCCTTCTGCTGCAGTATCCCAAGATGCTCTGGTTGCCCTCAATCAGATGATCGACAGTTGGAACACTGAACGTCTGTCGGTGTTCTCGACGCAAGACCAGACGTTTCTCTGGCCAACCAGCACGATCAGCCGCACGCTGGGCCCGACGGGCGACTTTGTTGGCAATCGTCCGATTTTGATCGACGATTCGACCTACTTTCGTGATCCGAGCACCAATGTCAGTTTTGGCGTCAAGCTGATCAACCAGCAGCAGTACAACGGCATCGCGGTCAAGACCGTGACGTCGACGTATCCACAGGTGCTGTGGATCAACATGACGTACCCGAACATTGAGATGTACATATACCCGGTGCCTACGCGGTTGCTGGAGTGGCACTTCATTTCGGTTCAAGAGCTGACGCAACCGGCCACGCTGGCCACTCAGTTTGCGCTGCCGCCAGGCTACCTGCGGGCGTTCGTGTACAACTTGGCGATGGAGTTGGCGCCTGAGTTTGGCGTGGAGCCGTCGCCTCAAGTGCAGCGGATCGCCATGACCAGCAAGCGCAACATCAAGCGGATCAACAATCCTGACGACATCATGAGCCTGCCGTATAGCCTCGTGGCCACTCGTCAGCGGTTCAATGTTTACGCCGGAAACTACTAATGGCTAACACCAAGATCTCTAACCTGCCGGCAGCCGCGTCGCTGACCGGCTCGGATCTAATGCCTGTCGTGCAGAGCGGCGTGACTAAGAAGGGCACGTTTGATCAGATCCCGTTCCTCCAAGCAGGCACCGGCGCTGTTGCACGCACCGCGCAGGCCAAGATGCGGGATGTGGTGAGCGTCAAGGACTTCGGGGCTGTTGGGGATGGTGTTGCTGATGATACGGTTGCGATTCAGGCGGCGATCACATCGCTGTCCGCTACTGGTGGCACATTGTTTTTCCCATCTGGCAACTACAAGACAACGGCACCAGTGAATTGGACTTCTAGGGTTAACTTGCTGGGTGTTGGTGGTCACGTAGGCTCGCGCATCTTTGGAACACACGCTGGAAACTTGTTCCAATACACAAACGTCGATTTTGTGATTGTTGAAAAGTTAGCGTTTGATGGCTCTGGTTGTACTGCATTTAGACAAACAGGCACAGGAGCAAACTACACACAGAACCTTACCGTTCGTGATTGCCACTTCTACGGGCAGCTTTCCGAGTGCATCTATGGCAACTTGATTTTTGCCAAGATTGTCGACAACACCTTTGGATATTACGGCACGGTGGGCGCCTCCCACCGTCACATCATATCTTTGGGCTCTTCAACTAACCTGACGAATGCCAATCAGATTGAAGGCAACAGGTTTTATTACGCCAAAGGTAACGAATCAATTCGTTTTGATTCCGGGATTGACCTGCACATTCGCAACAACAATTTTGAGCAAAACACCGCACTACCAATACGAATCAATGGTGTTTTCAACGTCAAAATCACCGACAATTTCTTTGAAGCCAATAGCATTACAACAAGTGAAGTTGAGTTAAATGTTGGCTCTCATGTTATCGACACAATTCCTGTTGAAATTCAAAGGAACAATTTTGTTCCAGCCGCTTCAATAACTAACATCGTTCAGATTAACGCTTCGCTGGCAAAAGTTTACTTCGATCTAAACACGGGGGACTTGACTGGCAAACTAATCAGCAACAACTCGGCGAAAGTTTTTTCCCAGATTGGAAATTCGTTTACTGGCCTGACTCCAGCCGGATATCTTACGCAGGAGACGGGGACGTTTACGCTCACCGACGCTTCAGGCGCTGGTTTGTCGCTAGGCGGCGGCGTAGGAACTTACACGCGCAACGGCAATGTCATCTCATTCACAGTAGCGTTTTCATACCCTGTGACGGCAAACGGAAACAACGCAAAACTTACCGGCTTCCCATATCAGTTGAGTGCGCTCACGCCTTTTGTGTCTGCTGACAACTCTGGCGCTGCTGTTATTTGGATTGGCGATGCCGCCGCTGTGACAATGGTTCCATATCTTGTTGGCGCTTTGACTCCAAGAACGAACGCGCAACTTAGTGGCGATCAGTTTTACATGGCTGGCAGCTATCAGATATGACCCACACCATGATCTCATCCCTCCTCCGCTCCCGCACCGTCTGGTTCGCCATTATTCTAGCCGCGCTGTCTGTCGTGCAGGGCTACTTGGGCATCTTCAAGCTCGACCCGCAGACTGAGATGCTGGTCGGCATCGGCATCAGCGCCATCGTCACTGTGCTGCGGATCATCACGACGCAGCCCATCTCGCAGAAATGAAAACGCCGATTCTGGGGAGCGCCTATGTTGCTCGCAGCGTCAACGCTGCGGACAACAGGATGATCAACATCTTTCCAGAAATTGTCCCCGAGGCGGGCAAAGAGCCTGCCTACCTGCAACGCGCCCCAGGCCTGCGGTTCCTCGCCACGATCGGTGACGGCCCCATTCGGGGGCTGTGGCACTTCGGCGACTACGCTTACGTCGTCAGCGGCATCGAAGTTTTCAAGATCGACACGGCGTACAACGCCACGCTGATCGGCACGGTGTCGGGCACAGGCCCGGTCAGCATGGCCGACAACGGCGGCGTTCTTTTCATCGCGTGTAACGGCCCCAGCTACACCTACTACGCAGTCACGGGCCAATTTGACCAGATAACAGACCCCAACTTCCCCGGCGCCTCAGTTGTTGGGTTTTTGGACGGGTATTTTGTTTTTACCGAGCCAAACTCCCAGCGTTTTTACGTTGTTTCTAGCCAGACGCCGACGTCGTACATCTATCCTCTGGTGTTCGACCCCACCGATGTGTCCAGCGCTGAAGGCTCGCCTGATGGGTTGGTATCCCTTATTATCGACCACCGCGAGGCGTGGCTTTTTGGCACCACAAGTGTTGAGGTATGGGTCAACGCTGGGCTGACCGACTTCCCGCTGCAACGCATCCAAGGTGCTTTCAACGAGATCGGCTGCGCGGCCACACACAGCGTGGCCAAGCTCGACAACGGCATCTTCTGGTTAGGGGCAGACGCTCGCGGTCAAGGCATGGTCTACCGGGGCGAGGGCTACACTGGCAAGCGGATTAGCACCCACGCTGTTGAGTGGCAGATCCAGTCCTACGGCACTATCAGCGACGCCATCGCCTACACCTACCAGCAAGACGGCCACAGCTTCTATGTCCTGATCTTCCCGACCGCCGGCAAGACTTGGGTGTACGACGTCTCGACCGGCGCCTGGCACGAGCGTGCCGGGTTCAGCAACGGTCAGTTTGTGCGGCACCGCAGCAACTGCATGGTGGCGTTCAACGACGAGATCATCGTCGGCGACTACGCCAACGGCAAGCTGTACGCTTTCGATCTCGACGTCTACGCGGACGACGGGCAGATCCAGAAGTGGCTGAGGTCATGGCGGGCGTTGCCGACTGGCCAGAACAACCTCAAACGAACCACGCACCACAGCCTGCAACTGGATTGCGAGACGGGCGTGGGGCTGGAGGGCGTTTACGGTCTGATCCTAGCCGAGACGGGCGACATCCTGACCACCGAGACGGAAGAGCCGTTGGAACTGGAAGAAGCCACCGACGTAGGCACCAACCCGCAGGTCATGCTGCGCTGGTCGGACGATGGTGGCCACACCTGGTCCAACGAGCACTGGTCGCCAATGGGTAAGGTGGGCGAGTACAGCAAGCGCGTCTTCTGGCGCCGGCTTGGCATGACGCTTAAGCTGCGCGACCGGGTCTATGAGATCAGTGGCACCGATCCGGTCAAAGTTTACATCATGGGTGCTGAGTTGCTTCTGAGCGGCACCAATGCCTAACATCCTTGAGATCATCCCGCCCCGAGTCCCACTGACCGATGCGCGGACGGGGATGATCTCGCGGGAGTGGTATCGGTTCTTCTTTGAGTTGTTTACTAAAGTCGGCCCGACCACGGCGTCGATTGAAGACCTGCAACTAGGCCCGCAGACTACAGACCAGACAGGCGCAATCACTGAGGCTGCCCAGAACGCGCTGCTGCTGAACATTACTCAAGCGCAGGTTAGCGAACTGGCCAAGCAGGTCGAGGCTCTGGCAACAACCGTGCCTGACACCTCGCAACTGACCGAGTTGGCCAAGCAGGTTGAGGCGTTGACACTCGCGCCGCCCGCGACACCGCAACTGGCGCGGTACGCCTACGGGTCGTTCTACGACACGACAACACAGACGGCAGCGGCGATTAACACCGCCTACGCCATGACGTTCAACACCACCGACCTGAGCAACGGGGTGTATCTTGGCTCGCCAACGTCGCGGGTGTATGTCGACCGGGCTAACGTCTACAATATCCAGTTCAGCGCTCAGTTGGATAACACCAGCGGCGGTGATCATCTGATCTACATCTGGCTGCGCGTCAACGGTACGGACGTGGCCAATTCAGCCAGCGAAGTGCGCCTTAAAGGCAACAACTCGGAACTGGTCGCGGCGTGGAATTTTCTGTACAGTCTCAACGACGGTGATTACTTTGAGTTGATGTGGTCTGTCACAGACACGAGCGTTCAGATTAAGGCTGTGGCGGCTGCCTCGCCTGTTCCCGGAATCCCGTCGGTCATTCTGACCGTCACAGATAACATCAGGGCTTGATATGGCCGCATTGACTCCAGTCCCCAAGATCCAGTTCTTCGACGCTAACGGGCACCCGCTGGCCGGTGGGAAGCTTTACAGCTACTCGGCTGGCACGACCACGCCGCTGGTGACGTACACCGACCAGGCTGGCACGTCGGCTAACACCAACCCGGTGATTCTTGACTCTCGCGGAGAGGCGTCGGTCTGGCTGGGCACGGGGCCGTACAAGCTGCGTCTGACGACCGCGACGGACGTGGACATCTGGACGGTGGACGACATCTACAGCGAAGGCGCGCTGTCGATGCAGGAGCTGCTGTCTTCGGCAGGCTCGTCGCTGGTGGGGTTCATCCAGTCAGGCACTGGCGCTTCCTACCGCACAGTCCAGAGCAAGCTGCGCGACACCGTGTCGGTAAAGGACTTTGGCGCGGTGGGTGACGGTGTTGCGGATGATACGGCTGCGATCCAAGCGGCGATTGACTATGCTTTGAGCGGGCAGTCCGCTGGCAACAATTTCCCGGTGCCGCACCCCGTCAAAGTCGTCATTCCAGCAGGCGACTACAAAATCACATCCGGCCTGACGATCAACCGCAGAATCTGGTTGACCGGAGAAGGCATGTGGGCAACCCGCCTGATCTGCACAACTTCCGGCTCTACGTTCTATGGCATTACGTTACGCCCAAATGCTGGAGGTGGCGTGCCGATCTGGGGCGCAATCATTGAGAATCTTCAGATTGTCGGAAACGGCGGCGCAACTCGATGCTCTGGTATTTCCACCGGATCGACTGCGCCGTACACGATCAGCCAGTCTGTCTATCAAAACTTGGTGATGTATGACGTTGCGACGGGACTGAGCGTAGGCGACGGGGTTGACAACAGCTACTACAACAACAGGTTCTTCAACATCAAGGTTACCGGGACTGGCGCTACTGGAGTCACGGCCTACGGCCTGAAAATCAACGCTGCTGTCTACAACACGTTTGAAGGCATCGAAGTTACTGGCACAGGATCGGCGGCGTATTCTTTCTACCTTGAAGGCGGCTGGAACACATTCACACAGCTTGCTTGCGACGGCGTGTCCTACATGGATATCCCACACTCGTCGCTGAGAGATTTCACAATTGAAGGGATCATCGCGTCAACAGTAGTGTCGAGCACCGCGCTAAACATCAATCGCGCTGCACTATTGCAAAACATTACTCTTATCGACTGCCCCAACGCCAAGACCGAGTATGGTCTGACAACCATTGCGAACAACATCGTCATCGAAAGTCTTGCGGTTAATAGCACTGGCGCTGGGCAACCAAACTATGTCTTTGCTCCGACATCTGGGACTAATGGTGTATTGCATGGATTTACGTCCACAAATGCACCCGCCAACCGCTTGGAGCAGTTCTTAAACGCAGACACGATGAGCC